CAACAACAACGGTTAAGGGGATAGGACAATGATGGACACCAACGCTAGGTTGGATGCAGCTATTCGGTTGTGTCGTGCCGTTACCGGAGATGAGTACGGGGTTGACTACGAACGTATCACTGGTATCGGGGTGGGTATCGCTGAACCGGGCTACGGTGATGCCGATACGGTTTGGGTTCTAGGTGATTGGAATGATCGCACCGATTACAGTACCGGGGAGCGTGTCGTTACCGATAACCGGTTTAGTCGGTTGTTCGATGCCCTGGAACGTATCGGGGTTGAAGCGCACTGGCTAGATGAATGGCAGCAGTGTTCGGGGTGTCAGTCTATCGTGCGTTCTAATGCCGACTCTTATCACTGGCAACCGTCATATGTCTGGGTAAGTGATGAACTGTTTTGCGCAAATTGTGCGACAGGGGACTACCTAGAAGAGTCGCTAGCCGAGTTCATCGGTAACCCCGATAAGGCGATCACGTCGTGGTTGTCACTGTCAGATCTTGAGTCCGCCGGCTTCGTTCGGTGGAATCACCCACCTTATGAGAACGGTTGGCACCCCGGCCAGGACGACAACCCCCGCGATATTGCAGACCGGTTTGAATCCGGCAACCCCGACGCAGAATGGCTCTTTTACCTAGATGAGACGTCGCAGTTCTATATGCGTTTCTCACTGTTCTATCGTCCCACCGATACCGATAGCGAGGTCTAAGGTTATGCACGTTTCACGGTTTGAGAACATTATGCACCTAGCGGCCATCGAGCTCGATACCCATGACCTATGGGGTTCGGCGCTAGGTATGTTCTTCGATATCGCGGCAGTGCTAGATATGTCGGACGTTGACGGCTCGGTAACCCCGGCACCGTTCGCCAGGTGGGACTACCATCGTGGTTATGGTTCGATACCAGACATTCACGCGCTAGCGGACAGGTTCGCCACCGACTATTCGGAGGGTGAGTTCGCGGACGATTACGGTTACAGTGTGATGGCTCTAGCGGCCGCATACGTTGACGGTTTGGTATCCCAAGCGGACCTAATCTATGCGGGCGACGTTCTAGACCGGTACACTCGCGTACTACGGTCTGCCGGCAAGGATTACTAGCGCGCTAGGTGGGACCCCCGGCAACAATTCGGTTGCCGGGGTTGGTTTATCGGTACGGTAAGGATGGCACCATGACAGAGTTTGACTACTACGATATTGAAACCGGCGTCGGGGTTAGCGACTATGAGTTGCACCAGCGTTATGACTCGATGCTCGATGACTGTTATGACTGGCCGACGGTAGCGGGTTATGGGTATCCCGTTGCGAGTACCCTGCAGCTGGTAGACCCTATCGCGTACCGTTGCGGTTTCGCTGATTGGTTGGATAGCGAGTTGGGTGAGACGCTATCGGAGGGCCCGCCGCCGGCTGGTTAGGTTACCGGGTTCGGGCAACCCCCGGGGATTATCCCCGGGGGTTGTTCGCGTCTCGGGTTCGGTATCGGGTTCGGGTTTGGATACCGGAACTGCAGATACCCGATCCGGAGATACCCGATTTTTAAATACCGGAAGTCTGATTCGTGAATCGGAATACATGAATTGGAATACCGGAATTGGAATACATGAATCCAAGTTCGTGAATGTGAATACGTGTAACCGGATTCGTGTAACCGGTTTCGTGAGTAGCAGCACCGGAATGCCGGTTCGTGAACTTCAGCAGCTGAATATATTGTCGTGAATCGGACAGCAGGTAGTTTGGTGGTTGTGCGGGTAGGTTATTGTGTGCCATACTGTCGGTTGGGTTCGGATACGACCGCCAAACAGTGTGGAAACGCGTTTAACAACCCCGTATTGGTGCCCAGAATCGTTTCTAACGCACTTTAACGCGGGTATGGTGTAACGGGTCACAATACCGGGTTACCGTCGTTGTGGGGCATTCTAGAGCCTTTTACATGTTGACACGGTTTGTGTGATGTGTGTCACATATATACTTTTGGGAGGTTTGGTGTGATAGACTTAATTATGAGAAGGTTTGGTACAGATTTTTAGGAGGTTTGGCCGGCGGGATTTGGAAGGTTTGGTTTAGGTGTGGTAGACTTAATTATAGGAGGTTTGAGAATGGCTGATCCGAAACTGGGCAAGATTCGCCGGCACAACGGCGTGGCAGGTCAGATAGCGTACACAGTACCTGTTACCTATGAGGGTGAGGATACTTCGCCGGTTACGTTTGTTGGGAATGCTTACGGCGGACCTGTTGTTATGCAGACACCCGGTAATCCTGGCGGTGTGTTTGTGCGAGATACCGAACGGTTTGGTGTGTTTGGTCCTGAATGGGTTCGTAGGTTCTTTGGTTCGGAGGTTTGAGGTATGAAGCAAGCTTTAGATTTGGATGGGCAACCTCACCCGTATGTCTCTTGGATTCAATACGGGGTGGCCGGCGGTTGGCGTCGAGTGTTTTTCAGCGACGGCACCGATATGCGTATGACGTGTGCGGAGGTTGAAAGTATCGGGGTTGACCCGTTTGTGAATGTGAACGATTTATTTTGGGAGGTTTAGGTATGGCCAAGATTTCGATTGAAGAGAATAAGATCACGGTTCGTTTGTCGCAGACAAACATCGACCAACTCAATGACCCATACACACCGCCGGAGTATTCGCTCTGGAAGATGGTCACAGTTAACGGCGAGGATGTTTGGTTGAACATTGTGCTAGAACCTGATAGCGTCCACTACAATTCGGAGGTTTAGGTATGGGTAAGCATAGGCTTGAAGGTAACTGGTACTCGCCTAGCACGTCTACGGTGTTTGTGTGCGATTCCGGTGAAGTTCGCTGCTCACGGCGAGGTTTTATCGGCTGGTCTAAGAAGGGTAACGTGCAGATTGGCACGGCTTGGGATAGTGTTCACGAAAACAGATACCATGTTTAGGGCTGTTTTACTAGCGGGAGGTTTGGTGGTTGGCGCTGTTATCGCAGCGCCGGCAGCACAGGCTGAATCATGTGAGGCTCACCTAGCTAAACATGGCACATCGAAAGCAGCGGATATAGCGCATCATGCTAGGTATGGCGGTGAGTCGCCGTGCGGGTATAAGGTTGACAACAGCAGCAGCAACGATTACAGTGATGATCGACGGTCACGTTGGGAAGATAAAACCAGCTTCGATTGTGGCTGGTCATGGCGCGGAGGTTTCGGATGCTAAACACTGATAGTGAACACTGGTCATACCTAGAGCAATGGATGGAAGATTGCTACTGGGAAGAACTAGCGGCGTTCGATGATATACTTGAATACCGTGTGTGGGATATGCCCAAGCTCACTAAACTGATGAGTAGCCGACTAGTATGGGAGTGATGATGAGACAGCGTATCGTGACCGGTATGATTGGTATGGTAGCGTTCATGGGGATGCTGCTGGTACCGCAACCTGAGCGTGTCCCGACTCAACAGTGCCAGGAAGATATGGCTTGCTGGGATTGGCGCACAATGGGAAACGGTTGTGCCGGCGCGTTTGACGGCAAGATGGTTGTGTGCTACGATGAAGTAACCGGATACACGTTGAAAGGATAGACATGATGATTAATCTCTATGAGGTTCGGACCCGTGACGGCTACACCACGGTTGAGGGTGATGAGTCCACGCTGTTCGACTGGATTGAAGCCTACGCTATGGATGTGGGCATGTTCGGCGGCTGGTATCTTGAGGACAACATCGTTGTTGCCGATTGTGACCAGGATAAATGTGATGTGTGTGATGGACACCACATTGCTGAGGTTCGACTGTACCGTGTAGAAAGTGAAGGGTAACATGAGTTTGTGGGACGATTTTAATGAGGCTAGAGAAGCTTATAACAGCTATTTAGCTGACCCTTATGTAGTCGGTAGTGATGAGGATACCGATTGTGTGCTTGAGCATTTGCTTGAATTAAGTGATGCCGCTGTGCGGTTGATTGATTCTCTAAAAGGTAAGATATGAACAGCGGACGTGAGCATGATGAGCGCCGTAAGGCACAAGCTGCAGCGGCGCGGAAGCACCGCAACCGTAAACGGTTCCACAAAGGTAGCCGAAACAAAACTTTGGAGGACGATTGACATGTTTGACTGCACATGTAACGGCTGGGAGTACCCGGTATATGTGGAAGGTTTCACTGTCCACAGTGTGAGTTGTGACTTGCACAACGATTGATCGTTGTGCTAGACTAGAATTATCAACAGGCCAACAGGCCACAACGAAAGGTAAGAAATGACCAAGCTCGCAGATATCCTGATCGGCAACACGTCCCGACGCACCGTAGCAGGTGGTGGTTCGTGGATGGGACAGGGACAGGTTAAGGCATCGTATGAGGATGCCATTCCGGTGCAGCATGTGTTCGATAAGCTGCTGAACTGGACACCATTGGAGGTCCCCAACGCGAACCTGATTCCGGTAGAGTTGGATGAACAGTTCGACACCATCATCGACGGGAAAGCCTACCGTGTGTTGCCGCGTGAGGATCATAAAGCTATCGTCCGGTCCGACAACTATGAGTCGCTGGGAGTGTTCACCAACTCTTACGATTCGTCGGCATACAACCGTATGGTAGGTTTCATTCAGGACGTGTTTCAGGGCGCGCTGCCGGTGTGGAATGCTGGATTGTTGGGTGCTGGCCGTAAGTTTTTCATTACGGTAGGTATGGATGAAACGATGCACGATGACAAGTCGGGTCTGAACTTCATGCCGTACCTGATGTTCCATTCCTCACTGGATGGTTCACTGGCTAACACGTTCGTCCCCGGCACACAGGTGGCGCAGTGTGACAACCAATTCCCGGCATTCCGCAAGAACGCTAAAGCTGCCGGCCGTTTGGTCAAGTTTAAGCGTTCACGGCATTCGCTGTCTGACATTCGTGTCAAGAGCATTCGTGACGCCTTGGGCATTATGACGTTGGAGGCTGAACAGTTCACCGACGCACTGCACACCTTTGTGGACACACCACTCACAACTGACCAGTTCTTTAAAGCGTTGGATGTGATTGTGCCTATGCCTAAGGATGATGCTTCTAAGGCCGCTGTTACTAGGGCTGAGAACACTAGAGATACGATGGTCAACCTGTACCGTCAGTCGCCTATGGTGTCACCGTGGCAGGACACAGCGTTCGGGTTTGTGCAGATGGTGAACACCTACAATAATCGGGAGAAGCCGGTTCGGGTGCTTGGTAGGGACCTGTTGAGCGTCTAGGATGGCGATTCCCGGCCCTGTGCTTCACACAGGGACACTTTCACCCTTACTTTGGGGTGCAGGGCCGGGAAACGTGGTTGGGTTAGTAAGGTGTGGTAGACTAGAGTTATGGGAGGAAATAGTATGGCAGGTGTATTCAAAACTTCAATCCGTGTGGAGAAAGACGCAGTGTTCGGGGTGGTGTTCGACCGGTATGATGAGATGATGATTTCGTTGGACGGGCCATTCACTGAAGGCACCATCGTCGTGAAGATGACTCAAGAAAACTGGTACTCTTTGTGTGAGTCTGTAGGAACCGCAATTATCAAGAAGATGAAGAAAGAAGGTAACGCCTGATGGAAATTGACCACGAATCGTCCAACAAAGAGTTGGCTGTCCGCATCCTAGGACTACTGCATGTCATCAACCTGCTTGAAGAATTTGGTGAAGAACCGTTTGAACTGTATGAAGAATTGAAGCACGCAGCATTTACGGTGTCTGAGCGTCTAGCATTGGAGATTGATGTTTAAGATTGGTGACCGGGTAGTTGACCGGTATGTCGAGGAAAGGTACGGTAAAATGTGGGCTGGCACCGTTATGGGTGTCAGCAACGGACGGATAGTGCAGGTTCACTGGGACATGGATGAAGACCATTGGGTTGACACAGCCTACGATATCGAATTGAGGAAAATCAATGCCTGAAGTTATGGTGCTACATTGTGAGTGTGGTGAACCGTTGACGGGCCGGCAGAAGGTGCAGTGCCGCCGGTGTTGGATGATCGCACAGTCGGGTACGTCGCAGTGCCCGTTTTGCCTGGACTGGTATTGGACTCATTCTAATAGTTCGGAGTCTGAGCGTCAGTTTCATTTCAAGAAGAAATGTAAGGTGTGATATAGAGCTACCTATCTACAACAAGGAACATGCAAATCCTTAAGAAACTCTTAACAATACCTTGCCCAAGGGCCGGATATACTATAGGTAGAGCAGAGAGAGAGAGAGGATACGATGACAGAATCGACACCAGAACATAGATCAGTGTCTCAATACAACACCTACCAGCGGTGCCCCTACGGATACAAGTTGGCCCGTATCGACAAGGTTTGGCAGCGGCCGGCAGCCTGGTTGGCGCAAGGTTCGGCGGTACATGAAGCTGCTGAAGCGTGGGAAAAATCTAACCGACTAATGTCACTGAATGATGCCCAGGATGTGTTTCGGGAATCGTACTCTAAACATATCAATGAGGCTTGTGAGGTTACACCGGAATTTAATTCCTGGTTTGCTTCAGGGCCGTACCGTGGTGAGGCTGATGTTGAAAGAAGGTATAACATTGGATTGCAGCATGTTGAAACTTACTACAACTACTATCAAGAAAATCCTGAAGAAGTTATTTGGGTTAGCCCTGATGGTGTTCCTGGTGTGGAGTTGGATTTCGATATTGTTTTGGATGGCGTATTGGTTAGAGGCTTTATTGACTCGATAATTCAGCACGGTGAGGATTTGATAGTTCGTGATATCAAAACTGGGAATAAGCCGGGTGACGAATTTCAGTTAGCCACCTACGCAGTCGGTGTTAATGAAGTATATAATATTAATCCTAATAAATTAGATTACTTTATGACAAAGACTGGTAGTACAGTGTCCCATCCTATTGAAGGATGGGATAAAGATAAAGTTTCTAGTATGTTTAGGGAGTTAGAAGATAACATTACTGCCGGTTTGTTTCCACCGAAACCCAGTAAATCGGTTTGTAATTTCTGTGATGTTTCTGACAGTTGTGAGTATAGATGGAAGGCACCATGTTAAACAGTGAATTGTGGTATGAACTTCACCGGATAGTTGATTATTGGGTTGTCGATCATCCTAAACTTCAAATGGATGATCTGGTTGACGATCTGCACGATTTTGTGATACAGTATTATGGACCACCGTTTTAGGAAGGAATCATGGAACCGTACCGTAAACAAGTTGATCTACCCACAGGATCAGATTACTGGTTTGTCACAATGGGGCCAATCCCCAACAAACCTGACTGGCACCAAAAGTTGTATGCTAACAGTTCCTACGCATTCCCAACCCAAGCGGCTGCTAACTTGTTTGCATCTAACCACCGCCGGCTGTACCCTGGACGGGATATTGAGGTAACACAAGGGGAATGACATTATTTATACAACTTTACTTAGCGTGGTCCGCGCTACTAATAACCGGAATTACATTTCTACTAATCAGAAAGTTCAAACCTAACATGTTGAAAACCATTATTGTCACAGCTATGGTTCTGTTCGCCGCAGCAGCAACCCCAACCGCATCAGCAGATTCCAGCGCAAACTGCTCCTACCTCGACTCCAACACCAGCATCTCCGACGCAGAAGATTTGATGATCTATACCGCATTGGAAGCAATGGATAACGGACAAAACATGGAGTCGGCTGGACAGCAATTCGCTAAAGACATTGTTGCCAACTGCCCTGAACACATCAACACCATCCTTCAGGCGGCTGACAACATCAGCAACGATCCCCGCTACAACTAGGAGTCATATTGTATACAATGCGGCAGTCGCTATTCATCAAAGGTTCCGCAGGTGACCCACTACCCACCGTCTGGAAATCCTTAGAGAACCGTGGCACAAGATTCCTGCGAGGTCAACTGTGTCTGGTCTGCGCCGGCCCAGGCGTAGGCAAATCGGCTCTCATCCTCAACTATGCCCTGAAAGCTAAGGTACCCACACTCTATTTTAGTGCAGACTCCGACGCATTCACACAGCTGAGCCGATCACTGTCCATCGTCACCGGGGAACCTATGGATAAGACAACCAAAATGGTGAGGGATGGTGACCTTGGTTCAGCAGAGTCAGACTTTGCCGATATCCCCATCCGATTCAACTACTCCGCATCACCTACACTCACCCAAATAGAATCATCTATGCGATCCTACGAGGAAGTGTACGGCGACTACCCGGCACTAGTAGTTGTTGACAACATCACCAACGTCAGGACAGGCGGTGACCATGACGATGACCCGTTCAGCGGACTAGAAGCCTTGCTTGACGAGTTACATGTAATGGCCCGGTTCACCGGGGCATGTGTGATTGGATTGCATCACGTCACCGGCACCTACAATGACGCAGACCGGCCCATCCCGCTATCGGGTGTCAAAGGTCAGGTTGCCAGAGTCCCAGAACTTGTGCTAACCTTGCATAAGGTGTTGGAACAGTTCGGCCCCGACAGTCTGCGGGTGTCCACCGTCAAGAATCGTGGCGGCAAATCAGACCCGTCAGGTTCAGAGTTTGTGGCACTCGACTTTGTGGGTGATACTATGCAAATTACGGAGGTAGTGTGACAGACCTACAGATTGGATTAGGTATCATTGGCGTGTATTATGCCGTCCTGATCTGGTTGTTCGTTAGGACATACAAGTGACAGTCAGGAAACGAGTACCCACGCAACGATCACAAGATCGTGCCCACAAAAGAAAGAAGTGTATAGATTGTGTCGATGAAGGAATCACTACAGCGCGTAAAGCACCGCATCCTGGCCCTAGATGCGCGACTCATCACCGCGCTAAGCGAGCTAAACGGAGTAGTGCCACCCGCGAACAGCGTTGGCTCCAAGTCTACGGCATCACCGGAGAAGAATACTGGGCCATCCACGAGTACCAAGGTGGCTGCTGCTATATTTGCAGGAGAGCTAAAGGGATCGGCAGGAAAAGACTGTCGGTAGATCACTGCCACACCACCGGCATCGTTCGGGGACTTCTCTGTCAGCCGTGTAACCGTGACGTATTAGGTCATGCGAGGGATGATGTTGAAGTTTTCCAACGTGCTATAGAGTATCTGAATAATCCACCAGCTGTTGATGTGATAGGATGGAGGGAGGTTCCATGAGTTTAATAGTACAAACAATCTTACGGTACTGCCCGCAATTCGATCCCCCAAATGATAACGGACGCGATTGGACACCATGCCTGTGCCCGTTCCACGGTGACGAAAACAGGTCAGCATCTATTTCGTATAGGCATGATGCGTTTCACTGCTTCGCTTGCCCAGTCAAGGGTGACGTGATAGCAATAATCAGAGAACAGGAAGGGTGCAGTTTTGCAAAAGCTAAGTCAATCGCAGAAGGACTATCTGAGGGAGGCAACGTCACGGTATCACAACGCACTAGCAGACAGCCCCGCCAGCGAATATTTGCAGACGAGGGGATTGGGTTGGGAGTCGATTCAACCGGCGGTGAACAGGTTCAGACTAGGATACGTTGGTGACCCGCTACCCGGCCATGAAATGTATAAAGGTTATATGGCTATCCCGTATCTACGCTGGTCTGCTGACAAAGAGTGGGCTGTGGTGTCGATGAGGTTCCGCCGCCTAGATGACGGGAAACCAAAATATATGACGTTGGCTGGGGATCGTCCCCGACTGTTCAACACTATGGCGTTGCTTAAGGACACCGCTAATGTGGCTATCACCGAGGGTGAGATTGATGCCATTACTGCCACGGTGTGTGGTCTACCGGCTGTGGGTGTTCCTGGGGCGCAGGCTTGGCAGCCGTGGTTTCGGGAGCCGTTCCTAGGTTACCGCAACGTGTATGTGTTGGCTGACGGTGACGATGCCGGTATGCAGTTCGCTACCCAGGTGGTTTCGTCGCTGCCTAACGGTAAAATTATTCCTATGCCGTCAGGTTCGGACGTGAATTTGTTGGTGGCTGAGAAGGGTAAGGATGCCTTGTTGGAAAGGATCATGTGATGAGTATTAAAATTACTTGGGAACTTAGTTTTGATATGCCTAAGTGGGTTGACAAGATACACGATTATGTGTGGGAACCAGAAAATGAAGATGCGCCACCGACTGACTGAAAGTATCTTGAATGACAATAATGGTCGATGGATAGACATTTACGGTAATCTGCATCACGGCGGTAAACAGATTTCTTACAACAACAATTATAATGTTCGCCTAAATTTAGGCGAATTGTGGGAACCGGAGGATGAAGATGAGTGAAACTTTTGCAGAGATGCTGGACAACGCTGAGGATGGCGAACAGTTCGGTAACGTGATCCAAGGTTTGTTTGGATTCCTTGAGAAGAAGATGGAGGATGAAGATGGCTCTGCGTAAAGGAGATTTAGCTTCCGCTACGGGACCGTACATCACAGGTAAGGATGGGACACCCGTCAGGGATATCAAATACCTTGAGGTTGTTAAGGTCCTTAAGGAAAGGAACAAAGATGGTGACGTGTATGTGGAAGGCTTGGACTCTCACGCTAAGTTTTGGGTGAAGGAGTCATCGTTGACTCGCGTCAAGCCTGAGCAAAAAGGTTGGTTGCAGTGACCGATAGCGTTGACCATCCATCACACTACCAGTTCAAAGACGGCATTGAAGTTATTCAACTGACCGAACAGTTGTCTTTTCTGCGCGGTAATGTGGTCAAATATGTGTGCCGGGCCGGCAGGAAATCTTCGTCTAGTGAGCTTGAGGATTTGCGTAAAGCGGCATGGTATCTACAGAGGGAGCTTAATCGTGTCGGCCAAAATAGTCACGCTTGACATTGAGCGTCAAAGCGCGGTGGTTGATGGCGTCTGGGATTTGAAACAGAACGGATACATCAGCCCCAACAACATCATCGAACCGGCCCGCACCATCTGCCTTGCCTGGAAATGGTTGCACAAAGATGAAGTTGAGTTCGCCGCCGAATGGAAAGGTGGCAGCAAAAAGATGGTGAAGAAAGCATGGTCTGTGCTAGACGAGGCAGACTATGTGATAGGTTGGAACTCCAAAAACTTTGACTGCAAACATTTGCGGACAGAGTTCATCAAAAACGGAATGACCCCACCGTCACCGCACAAAGACCTGGACCTGATGCTCGTAGCTAGACGTAACTTCGGGTTCATGTCCAACCGGTTGTCATATGTGGCACAAGAGTTGGGCGTGGGCGAGAAGTTAGCTACCGGCGGCGCAGACCTGTGGCGTGACCTCAGATACGGCTCAAGTGAAGCTAAGAAGGAAGCTAAACTTCACATGGAAGCCTACAACAAACAAGATGTTGTGCTGACAGAACAGTTGTACCATCATTTGTTGCCGTGGGTTGACGGACTGAACATTCCGATATACACTGGTATTGAAGGTCCCGCCTGCTCCAACTGCGGTTCCAACAACATCCACTACCGGGGTGTGCAGGTGGCGGCTACACGTTCCTACCAGCGGTTCCAATGCCAGCAGTGCGGCAAGTGGGGTAGGGAAACTAAATCAATCGGCGCAGTTCAATCGGCAGCAATCTAAGGAGAAACATGAAAGTTGACAATCACATTGTTGAGCAAGCCCGTAGGGCAGCCAAATCTGCCCTTATTCTCTGGCATTCAGGCCAGTGGACCCGGCAACTAGAACTTGTGGACGATCTATCACAGGAACTTCTGCTATGGTACGCCGAAACTCCGTCAACACAAGAGAAAATGGCAACTTTGTCGGAACCAGAAATTATGGTGACGTTCCGAATCCACGCCCGACAGTTGCTTAGTAAAAACACACATGATAACAATGTGTTCTCTGGCGGTAATCTGTATTCAGGGTCAGCAGTGCGTTCTGCGCTGCGTGGAGAGTCAACCAACAAATACTTGTATCAAGTAATACCCATTGCTATGGACAGGATAATCAACAGCCAGAAGTCGGCTCTGCACAGCAGATACGAATTAGGGATTGTTCCTAAAGAAAACGATGAGCGCAATTTACTCAAACGTGCGGTTCGGTCCCTAACAGATGAAATCAACGTATTGTATTTGACCACAAACCAGGGCACGCTTGGTAGCAAATCTGTGATTTTCCCTGAATCAGTAAAAGCTAAAGGAGGGGATCACAGTGACTCAACCGGAAATACTGCATTAATGCTCATGGCACAGAAACCCGATTTTGTCGATGAGTATTTGTATGAGTCACCGTGGGAACAGGTATGTAAAGGTGCTGCCGCTGAACCAGTCATTGAGTTTGGTCCGTCAGGACGTTACCGTTTAAACGCTGAGGAAGCGGCATTGTTCCGGCGTGTGCCGGGACTGATCGAACTGTTTGTCGAACAGAAAAAGAAAGAGTGGGCAGATGAATAACATTATGGATGGTTTGTTTAACGGCATGGCAGGGTCAGAGTTTTATCGGTCACAAGTGTTGCCGGAACTGTTTCCACACGAGAAGCCTATGCTGACACACAACTGGCCGGAAGAAGATCAAGAAATGTACTGCGGTGTGACCAACTTCACACCGCGTCGTCAACCAAGGGCCGCATATACTATTAGTGAGGCCGGAAAGGATGGGTAAATATATGACACCAGAAGATGCAACCCTAGCAGGGAACTACTCTGACTGGGTTGAAGATGAAGAATACACTGCTGAAGAAACAGAATACTGCTGCATGTGTGGGTTCGCTGTGTACGACAATTACTGTGACGAATGTGAGGAATACGTTGACTAACTTTGGGCCAACCGGACAGCTGGTGTACGACCGGACATACTCGCGGGTTAAGCCGGATGGGACGAAAGAAACTTGGCCCGAAACTGTGAGGCGGGTGGTGGACGGCAACCTTGCACTGGTCGATAAGAAGTATGAGCTTCCCGGTGAGCGGGAAACCCTGGCCCGGTTCATGGAGGAATTTAAAATCCTGCCAGCAGGCAGGCACATCTGGGCATCCGGTGTCAAGAACGCTGAACATCTGTTCAACTGCTGGGTGGCAGGGTGGACCGACCGACCGGCAGACCACTTCGCATTCACGTTCATGCGGCTGATGGAAGGCGGCGGAGTAGGCGCATCGTACTCTAATAGGCACCTATCTGCATCACTACCGACCGGACACCGTTCACTTCAACCGGGTGTACGATATCTCCCGCATCCGGCACGCCGGGGCGAAACTGAAAACCTTCGGAGGTACAGCGTCAGGTCCGCTGCCGTTAGCAAACATGCTCACACTGGTCAGTGAAATTCTGTCCAAACGTGCAGATGGTGTCAACAAGCTGGATGGTTTGTCCGCAATGGAAATTGACCACTGTATCGCGCAGTGTGTGGTGGCCGGCGGTGTGCGTAGGTCTGCCCGTATGGCTATGATGCATTGGGAGGACCCGCAGATCATGGAGTTCATCGAATGTAAAACCAAGTCGGGTTCCCATTGGACAACCAACATCAGTGTGGAGGTTGATGAACGGTTCTGGTATCAGGCACGGCAAGGTGAAGCGTGGCACGCTAAGAAGGTGTTGGACGCTATCGCTGAGGGTGCGTTGCATAACGGTGAACCCGGCTTCTGGGACTCATCATACTCCAATGAAGGTGAACCTAACAGGGTGGTTTGCACCAATCCTTGTGGCGAGATTACCTTGCAAGAGTGGGAGCCGTGCAATCTGGGTCACATCAATCTGGCTGCGTTTGTTGGTGGGCGTAACGATGGCGTAGATTTCCCTAGCATGTTGTTGGCGCACAAGCTGATGACTAGGTTCCTCATCAGGGCAACTTTCTCCAAGGTCAGTGACCCTAAGAGTCGGGAAGTGCTGGACCGTAACCGGCGTATCGGTGTAGGGCATTTCGGTGTAGCATCATATCTTGCTATGACCGGAACTAAATACTCTGATGCGCCTAAGGATCGGCAGTTCCGTGCCATGCTGATGGAGTTGGCTAAGGCTGTTGACCTTGCCGCTATTGAGTTCAGCCACGATCTGCGAATCCCGGTGCCGGTGAAGAAACGGACAATAGCACCTACCGGTACTATCGCTAAGATGCCGGGTGTGTCTGAGGGTGTCCACCCTATCTTCGCCAAATATTTCCTGCGGCGTGTCCGGTTCAACAAGCTGGGTGACGCTATGGAACAGGTGGAGGATTTGAGGGCGCAAGGATATAAGGTGGAGGACGATTTGTATGCACCTAATACTGCCGTGGTGGAGATTCCCACCAAGGATATCCTGATGCAGGAAGTTGAGGACAGGTTTGGTTTGGAGGTTGCGGAGGATATCGTGGAAGCTGCGGACGATCTGCCGTTGCACGCCATGCTAGGGTTCCAAGCCCTGTACCAGGAGTTGTGGGCAGACAACGCTGTCTCCTACACAGCCAACTTCCATCCCGACAAGTACACAGCGGAACACATTGGCCGTGAAATTCTATCGTATGCTGGTAGGATTAAGGGCGGTACAATTTTCCCTGAAGCGTCTATGCCTCAGTCACCTTACGAACGCCTAGAGCGGTGGGAGTATGAGTCTGCTGTTGCTAAGCAGGTTGCTGATGGTATTGACGAAAACTGCACCACCGGGGCTTGCCCGGTACGGTGATTGGCATTGTGACACCAATGTGTTATGATGAAGGTAAGTGGGGAATGAGTCCCCTAGGAAAGGAAAAGTAAATTGTCCGATATCGACCCGTTTGATGACGTTGTGGACCTGGATGCACCGGAGCCTTTCGCGGATGAGCCTGTGAAGAAGGCTGCACCTAAGAAGGCGGCTCCTAAGAAGGAGCCGTCCGGTGACCGTGAGGGTGTTACCGTCACCCTGAAGGGCGGTGCAGGGTTTGATGCACCGTGGATCGTTATTCATGCCGCAGACATTAATGATGCGTATGAGCAGCTGTCCGGTGACAATGCTTCTGTGCTGTCCAAGTTGATGGACCGTACCCGCAACGCCGCCTCACACTTCACGTCGCTGGGTGGTGCCACTACCTCCGCGCCGGCCACCCGTCCCGGTCAGGAAGTTCCCGCTGGTCTACCGGAGCCTCCCGGCCCCGACTGGACCTACAAGACTGGTGTCGGTAAGAACGGTAAGACGTGGAAGGCTTATATGCCTCCGCGTGGTTCAGCAGAGCCGCCGGTCTGGCTGTAACACTTAACATTGGGAAGGGGGCAGGGTCACACCTGCCCCCTCCCGAAAGGGGACACATTGAAAATAGGTAGTTTATGCACAGGGTATGGCGGGCTAGACATGGCAGTGGAGTCTGTACTTGGCGGCGACATGGTGTGGTACTCAGAGTTTGACAAACCGGCATCACAGCTTCTCGCACACAGATTCCCAGGTAAAAATAATCTTGGTGATTTAACTAAAATTAATTGGTCACAGGTGGAACCTGTTGACATTTTGACCGGCGGCTACCCGTGTCAACCCTTCAGCAACGCAGGCAAGAAATTAGGAGAAGATGACCCACGACACTTATGGCCGTACATACGTGACGCCATTCGCATACTACAGCCAAGAATCTCAATCTTTGAAAATGTGTCAGCCCACCTTAACAGAGGATTCTCTTCCGTTTTGCGGGACTGTGCCGAAGACGGGTTGGATGTTAGATGGTGTGTTGTACGGGCATCCCAGGCAGGTGCCCCCCACAAACGTGAAAGAGTGTTCTTCATTGTTGCCAACCCCTACAGCGAGAGACTACAAGGGAATTGCATTCAACCCAGCGGACCTGTCCAGGTTGGTGAACGCTCTGGTGTGGTTGACTGGGTATCGGGTGGGTTCCAATGGGGAGAGTACACCGAAGCGATAAGCCAATGGGAAACAATTCTGGGGAGAGCAGCCCCATACCCTGTTGAAGATAACGCCAACGGCAGACCTAGACCCCGGGCGGTTTTCTACGAGTGGATGATGGGGCTGCCTGAAGGTTGGGTGACAGACCCCGCTATTGGGTTGGCTTGGGGGCACCAGATAAAGATGTGTGGTAATGGTGTTGTTCCTCAGCAGGCTGAATTTGCTTTACGACTCCTGTTAGATGAGAAAGAGGATTAATGAAAACATACCACCACACAGTGGCAGGTGAACCAGTAACCATTTATGTGGTGGAGAACGAGGATGACCTTGAAGGATTCAAAACTTTCATTAGAGCTAACCTTCGCATACTGGGATGCGATTCAGAAACAACCGGGCTGGATATCTTCTCCGACACCTTCAGGTGCAGGCTGGTTCAGTTTGGAACTGCCACCGAATCCTGGGTTGTTCCCGTCGAGCATGGCGGTGCGTTTGTGGATGCGGCTGTCCGATCACTGAAGGGTGTGCAACGTCTGATCTTCCAGAACGCCGCCTACGACCTTCAGGTGTTTGATCGGTGCTTCGGGTTGCCTATGGAGGAACTGTGGCCTAAGGTTGTGGACACAAAGATTCTGGCGCATCTGGTTGACCCTCGCTCCAAGGAGGAAGGCGGTTCAGGGCATTCGTTGGAGGATTTGACGAGGAAGCACATCGACACTAAGGTTGCTGATTCGGTTAAAACTTTGATGAAGGAGTTGGCTGCCGCCACCAAAAGTAAGGTTGGCGAAATCTGGAAAACAGTCGAACTTGACAACCCGCAGTATCTTCTGTATGCCGGTATGGACCCCATCCTAGCCGCTAGACTGTTGGGTAAGTTGAAGCCACTCATCCCGTCAGTGTCAGTTAAACTGGTATCGTATGAGCATAAGTTGGCTGAAGTGTGTGCCGTGATGGAACGCACCGGGTTCCTGTTGGATGTTGACTACACTGAACGTCTGTCGGAGAAACTGCACTGCGCCGAACTGGACTTCAATTGGAAGGCAGGCCAGATGGGATGCGAGAATGTCAACTCCACCGATCAGGTTGCTGATGTGCTGGAATCCAGGGGTGTGAAAATCACACAGACAACACCTACCGGCAGACGTAAAGTTGATAAGGTGCTGTTGGAACGTCTGGTAGATGAGGGTGACGAGTTTGCACATGCTGTGGTTGAGGCTAAGAAGGCGAGGAAGTGGAGAACAACGTGGGTGGATGGGTTCCTGGCACAGATGGATGGTGCTGGGAGATGCCACCCATCAATAAATCCGCTGAGGGCGAGGACCGCAAGAATGTCCATTACCGGGATTCCTGCCCAGACTCTCCCCGCTGGCGACTCTGTGATCCGCAGGTGCTTTATTGCTGACCCCGGCCAGACGATAGCGTCTATCGACTATCAGGCACAAGAACTGCGGGTGTTGGCAGGTCTGTCGGGTGACCCGATGATGCAGGCTGCGTTCCGCAACGATGACGATTTGCACCAGATCACAGCTGATGCTTCCGGTGTGGCTAGGAAGATCGGTAAGATGGTGAACTTCGCCTACGTCTACGGGTCAGGTCCCAGAAACATTGCGGAGCAGGCTGACATTGATTTAGCTACAGCTAAGAAGGTGATCGCGGGTTTTGAGTCTGCATACCCTAAGGTGAAGGAGTTGTCTAAACGGCTGCAACGTGAGGCCACTATGCGTGGCTACATCACCACACCCACCGGCAGGGTGCTGCCGGTCGATCAGAACAGACCGTATGCTGCCCTCAACTATATGGTGCAGTCATCGTCTAGGGATATCACCGCTGGTGGTTTGATACGGTTGCATGATGCCGGGTTCACACCCTACCTCAGGTTACCTATCCATGACGAGATTTTGGTGTCTGTCCCTGAGGGGAAAGCTGCGTGGGGTGCCAGTAAGATAGCTGCTATCATGTCCACCACGTTCAGGGGTGTCAACGTGTTAGCTGAATCGGAAGTGTACGGACCCAGCTGGGGTCACGGATATATGAAAGGTGAATGATGGCGGATTACAATAAGGAACCTGTTGAAATTTTTGAGGAAACTGTGTGGAGCGTACACGATCCTTGGGTGGCCCAGGATTTAGCTTCATTCACATCTAAGGAGGCTGCGGAAATGTTTGCGAAACTGTGGATGGAAACCAATGGTGAGTAGCTACATCTGCCCGTACAGCGGGCAGATCGCCACCAATGCAGGCGACGGTGTGTTGATGTGTGATGGGTGTGTCTGTTGGGGTTGGACGGCTGAGGCGTTGAAGGAGCGTAACGATGGATGACCGTGAGTTTTTCGACACCCTGCTACAGTTGTGGGCTAAAACAACGTGGTCCGAACAAGCGTATTGGGGTTACGAGGAAGTTGATGAAGGGCAGTTCGATTTGTTCGCTAAGACTGAGGGCGATCAACTGTTCGTAGGGTATGTGGGGTCTGAGGATGATGCCGACTTCATCACCGCCGTTCACGGTTGTCTACCCGATCTTGTGCGGCGGCTCCACGCCGCTGTGGATGAGGCTGACCGACTGGATTTGGAGATGGATGAATGTCAGCACCGTCTGGCTGCCGCTGAACTTAGGGTCATGGAGTTGGAGCAGGAAGTAGCGGACCTTAAAGACGACCTGGAAGGGATTATCACAGGATGACAGATCAACTTAGGGACCGTATCGCTGCGGTGGTCATCCGGCACCACACCGACTGCGACGACACCGTAGACGGCACCTGGACGCAATGTGAGTGTGATGCGGGGTGGCGCAGTGAGGACGAGTGGGCGGTGCATGTGGCCGACGCGGTGATCGCGGAACTACAGTTGACCAAAGTGCAGTGCTGCGGATCGACACTATACCGGCTGTAACAAAAAAGGGGCGGGGAGAGTAATTAAACTCTCCCCGCCCTATTTCTATTTGTCCCTAAGTAACGCTGAACCCAAGACTGTGATAGCCCGCAGTGAACCTATCTGTACCAGCGCACCCAACCCGCCAGCCATAGTGAACTGTTGTAGCAGCGGCAAGTCAGTGGCGAAAGCCAACAACCCCAACACCGCACAGATAACCACCAACCCAGCTATCTCCACCTTATATGCGGTTCTCCAATCGTTAACAAACAATCCCGCGACACAAGCGGCGGCACCCGCACTGAACAGTAACCCTAGCAGGTTTTCCTCAAAGTTTGAGATGCCGAACTCCACCTGCGGGTGGAACAAAATGTATAGCCCGGTGATGAGTAACCCAACCCAGATAGGTGCGGTGTATAAACCTGACCTGTCTATCCGATCAACTTTCACCTTTACCCTCTTTCTTGGGTGTGGCACCCACCGCGAACACTGCGCCAACCGCCGCTATAAAAGCCTGGTTCAACGCCTGCGGCGGCGGGATATGTCGGGAAGTCAACACCACCCACACGCCACCCAGGAAAACAGCCATAGCTGCTGGTGCTACACGTTTACCCATAAGCTACCCTTTGTTAGAGCCTAACAGTTGATCCATAGCTTGCTGAACAATCCCACCCACTACAGGCACCTGACCTGCTAGGTTGCCGGTAATGTCTTTCAGCACATCCAAATTGGCTTGAGCTTCCTGCGCCTGAGAGACAACCTTATTGGCTGACTCCCGTAGCTGGTCAATCGGCGGCAACGCCGGATCGTGCAACCCTTCCTTGATCTGCTGGTGGGTGTGCTTAGCGGCGGTAGCCGCCCCGGTAGCGCCAAACAAACTGGCGATAGTGAGGATCAGTGTGTTTGTTGATTCACCTTGACCACTGTCCAACACACCCAACTGGATGAGGACCGGTATGACTGCGGCTGCGATACCCGACGCGAGATACAACCACCTTCTTGTTTGTGCATTCATTATTTAGCCAACGCTTCCACTAGTGCAGGTTCAACCTGCTCAATTTTACCCAACACTGTAGCTAGCACCGCCTGATCGACATGAGACAGCACCTGCTTAGCCCGGTGAATGAACTCCGGTGACGTGTCCGCGCCGTGGCCGGCGGCTGACCTGATAACACGATACACCGCTTCGGTGTCACCGATAGTGACAGCGGACCACTCCACCCACAACTGGTGGAGCAACGCATCATCATTCAACTGGACAGACTCAAGTGGGCCTAGCGGCCCTTCTCCCGGCGTTCTATACGCGGACCGTGAACTAACACCAGACAGGTGTTCCGGTGCCTCTGCGTGGCTCTCAGGGGCCAATACGGGCCTATCCTGCTTCGCCTGGACACTAGCGTATGCGTATGCGTGGGGTGGGATAGCACTAGCTGCCTGATGTAAACTCATCCAGTAGCCGAACGGCTGGAAACCAGGGTCAGCTATCCAAACATGTTTTCCTCCCGGCCCGTCATCCGCATAGCCCATGCACGCGACATAATGCCAGATTTTATTGCCACGGTACTGCGGAGAAACAGACCCTCTAGTTCCTCTAGGGAAGTTACTAGAAGGAACCTCAAAATTAAGTACGCATCCGAACCCCGCATCAATGCTCCCCTTGATGTTGTTCCACAATGTTTCTTCTTCACGTTGCGTCGGAGGATCATGCGGAAGCCACACAGCTTTATACTGGCCGTCAGTGACACGATTCAACACAGGCAACGCCTGCTCCACAGTGTTAGTGCCGTCAGTGGTGGTGCCAAGTTCGCGGATCAACTGTTCTTCCGACATTTCGACACCGGCAGACTGCAACACAATTTGGGTGGAAGCTGGTCCGCAATCCCAAAACTTTTCCTGCGCCACCCGCTGCTGCGAATGGTCATACTCCAAAACCTTTTCGGCCACAGACTCAACCTTATCAACAATAGTAGTTTCAACAACCTTACCCTTAGCGGGTAACGTATCGGCGTAAGCAACAACATGATATTCGCGGTTACCGTCAGTCAACCACTGGGACACAAAAAACTTCATCCCATTAGGTGCATCTAATTTACTGTCCGGTGAAATGTATCCACCATACAGTTGAGGTAACTGCTGACCCGTCACATAGTCAACACGATTAGCTTGACCCCAATCATCCTCAGGATCAGCCACACACAACGCCGACTGCCGGTAATTCAGTTCATCAAAAAATGACAGAACAGCATTGCCCTGCACATTCCGTAAACACAACTCGCCGTAACGCCCACCCAAAATAGGGTTACCGTTATTCACCGGCAACCACTCCCCCTTAGGGAAATCTGCGGCTGAACATTTCCACATTTTGATCGGGCCATCCCGACGCAACCCATGCGTACCCACAACATACACGTCATCACCGAACTGGTCGAATGACAACATAGTGGTACAAGGATCGGAACCTGGATGTGGGAAACCAAACCCAGTCAATTCCCAATCAATCAGATTTTCCGACTGCCAAAATTCGGTCATTATTTCTTTACCCAAACCTTGAGTAAGCATGACCGCAACAAACCATGTGGAACCGACCCTGATAAAATCGCACGGCAGCACAGTGGAAAAGTCAGGGTTATTGTGACCGTACTCCCACAACTGTCTAGCAGGTTGGGTGGCGATACCATCCCTGACCGGCACACCTAAGCAGTTGAAGTCAGGGTCGAAACATGCCAGCACCGGGGCACGCCAATCCTGACCCCACGAAAAGGAAAAAGAATCCCCGAACATGGCGACGATACAATTCCTGTCACCGTCCCACCGCATAATCCCAAGGTCAGTTAACTCCAACGCTATGCTGGTGGTTAAACCTTTACCGGTAACATTCTTGAGGAACGTCATGATGGCTTACCCATGCTCCACTAAATCCCCTTCGGGCTGGCGGTGATCCCACCAAAGTCCGGGGCCGGGTGGATCGCCCCACCGACACCCACGTACACCGGGACGAAACCTCCAAACCCGACGAACGTCCCCGTGCTCGGGGTATACGCCATATCAACGTCAGTGATTATGTTGCCGCCGGTATAGCGCATAAACTGCACCCGCGCCCCTGTCCACTTCACCTCCAAGGCGTCACCGGCCACCAGCGCCGGGATCGTCTTCGCCGCACCCACATTGGTTACCGCACCCACCGCATCCACGGTCTGCAGTTGCACCTTGTTGTATTTCACCTCAAAGCGGTTACACGCCCCGGTAACGTCCATGTGCCAGCAGATGAACGCCGCCGCCTGCAACAAAGCTTTCGGTGGTTTGGTCAGACGCACATACACAGAGCCGTTCGCGCCTGCAATGGGGCGTAGCTTTTCCCGGTAAATGATCTGGCCGGGATCCAAGCCCACCACAGTGGCATTCGGGCGGTACGTCAACACGCCCTTGCCGTCCGGCCCCCACGACTGGTTGGCGTTCCCGCTGCGGTACTCCTGATATTTCGCCGCATCCAGCTTCGCGGCCTCAGAATACGCAAATTCGTCGGACCAGCCGCC